AGAAAGGACAATCAAGCATAATGAGTAATTTAATCAATGTAGATGGGGCAGACGCTTTTGATGATTTTGCTGGAACTCTTAATAAATTGAAATTTACTCAAGCCGAGAAGTTGGCGATTGTCGAATCAGAAGCAGTAGTTGCTGAAAGATTGTTAAAACAACAAACAGAACGAGAAGATGTTAAGAATAATGACCTAAGTAAAATTGTAATGAAGAGTCGTGGTAAAAAGGGACAGCATTATAATTATGAGGTACCTGGTCACTTGACAGATGGTATTACTCACAAGCCTGGAGATTTATATGGAATTGGAACACGTGTTGGATTCAAACCATACTATGAGTTACTTGCTAATTGGCAAGACGGTGGAACACAAATATATCCAGCCAAGAATTTCTTCTCTGTGGATTTTGTAAATAATGCCACAGCTAGTTTTAAAGCAGGGGACATGCGCGTAGCTACCGTTGCCACATTTAACGCTATCCTTGCTAGAAAGGGGATTACAGAATGATTGGAACAGACGCTAAGGTAGCGTTGCGAAAACACGGGATTACTGATATTGAAAATCAAAATATGTTTCTATACGCTATTAGCCCTGGAGCAAATATTGATAATAAAGCATATCTCATTATTCGTGACAAAGGTAATAACCCAATTTCTTTTGGTTCTGATGATTTTCATGAAATCAAAGAAGATATTGAGATACAATTATATTTTAGTATTTCATACCCCAATGAATTAGATAAAGTACGCAATGACGTAATTGAAGCATTGAAGCCGGCAGGATTTTTATATTCTAATGGAACAGGTATGATGGCAAGCCCTTTGAAAGATATTATCTATTGTAGATTATTTTTCTCAAAAAATTCAAATTATGCTCCAAATGAAGTGTAATTACTACTAATTATATAGAGCAAGACATAATATAATTATGTCTTTATAAAATAGGATATATTTAAGGAGAAATAAATATGGCACGTAAAACAGGTTTTTCAAGAGGATTCGTTGCAATTTTAAATGATGACGAAAAGATTGTTGCAGACGCAGAAAGCGGTCTTACAACAACAGGAGTCTTTGAAATTAATGCGAAGACCTCATTAGGTACTGTTCAAGCAGCTATCTCTGGTTTGGAACCATCAGTTAAGAAGGTTTATGGTTCTGACCAACAAGTTGATGTTATTGCACAAGGTTCTGGTAACGTTGCTATGACGTTGTCAGCTAATGACATGCCAGAAGATGTCTTGGCTAAGTTAGCTGGAATGTCTAAGGACAGTTTAGGTGGTTACTACCTATCTCCAGACACTATTCCACCAAAGACAGCTGTTCTTTTGGAATCACATGATAAGGCAGGACAACCACTATGGTTCGCTTTGTATAAGGGAACATTCGGTCCCGAAGAAGTTACGCTTGGTACTAACCAAGAAGCACCAAACACAACGACTGACCAAATCAAGTTCACTGCATTGAACCGTGGTTCTGATGGTAAGGTTTATGGAACTTGGAGTCAAGCAAAGTCAAAGGCAACTTTGAATGACGTTATGAAAGATGTGTTCCCAGGATATACACCAAGCACAACTTCAGCCCCAACTTCAGCTTCAACTCCAGGAAAGTAAATTAACAAATATGATTTAGGATTAGTAAATGTATAAATTCGTTTTAAGGCTAATCCTGAATTTAAGATTATTGTTCATCATACAGCATCTTAGTTAACTAACAAGTAAAAAGAACAATTCAGAAATGGATTGTTTTATGAAGAAAAGATTATAACATTTCCCTGTTGTGAATACCCGTGATATTCATGAAATAATCTTTTCTTCATAAAGCAATTTATTGCTAATTATATAACAGGGAGATTTACATTATGATTACTATTACATTAGACCACATTAAGCCATTAGGTTTCAAGAAGGCAGTACAAATGCCTAAGACAACTCGTCTTCAAAAGAAGATGTTGGAATTCCAAATCGCTTCATCAGATTTGGACACTAAGTTGAATCAAGTTATCAATGCTGATGAAATTGATGTTCGTGAATATGCTAAGGTTAACTTGGACATGATTAACGTATCAGAACAATTCGTCATTGATGTATTGCGCTTGAATGACGCTCAAATTGAAAAGCTTGAAGAGTTGGACGATGAACAGGTTGGAGAACTTGTACAAGGCGTTATCATGGATATTATGGGGATTGACCCTAATGCCGTAGATGATGATGAAGAAGAGGAAGATTCGGGGGAAGAGTAACCCCTCAAGACTATCTAGAAGACATTCGGAAAATGCAACAAGAGTTACTATTTAAGGGAGTGGATATTACTGCTTCTGATAATATGGATTTTGAGGAATTGCTGAATGTTCTAAATGCCCAAGACAAAGAAGACAGACCTCAATCAGGGGAAGACTTTTTTCAATCTTTGGGGGGTATTTTTTAAAAGACTGTTTGCTAAAAGGCAAATAGTCTTTTTTGCTATTGACAAAAGATTGGGTTCTTGCTATACTAGGTATTGTAATAAAGAAAAGAGCACAACAGGGAGATTTATATTATGACAAAGAAGTTACATTTATATCTAGAAAATGGTTCTCTAACAAATCAGGGAATGAATACAGGTACCAATATTGTACACACCTCTAACCTAGCTGTTGGAGTACAGGAATCACGCTTGGTGTATGGGAAGCCACTACCTTTTGGGGAAAAGACAGTTATCGTTTTGTTTAACCCTCAATTTGAAGAGGAACAACTTGTTAGTATTTCTGGTTTTGAAGTAAAGGATTGGAATCAGATTAATTCTGAACAATTAGATATTTTGAAAAAGTTGACCAAATCTAGTAAAGAACTGTCAGTACCAGCACCAAAGAAAAAGTATATTATTCGTCAATGTGATAGTGATGGAGACTTGTGGTATTTGCGTGAAGGATTGTTTGATATACTAACATTTAAAATGAATCCTGCTGGAAGAAAGACATTTGATTCAATTGAGGAAGCGGAGAAGTTTAGTTTTCCTGGTACTGAAATTAAAGAAATTGGAAAAGAAATTGAAGGGGATTAATAATATGACTAAGAAATTATATGTATATGAAGACGACAGTGACCTAATTGCAAAAACGAGTGATGATACAGGACACTTATTGCGTAAGTCTGGTTCTTGTTATGCAAGTGTTCACGATTTGTCTTATGGAAAAATTGGACAAGATATTTCCAATGTAGTAGCTGTACTATATGACCCTAAATTTGATTTAGCAGGAAGATTATATTCTATTTCAGGAATTAAAATTATAAATGATGATAAAATTACAGTGAACCAAAAAGAAGCATTGAAGAGTATGATTGGAAAACAAGAACCAAAGACTACCTCATATCATGTCGTCATGGAAGATTCTTATGGAGATGAGTGGGGGTTTGTTAAGATATTTGGATTTATTATCCCCAAAGAAGCAGCTAAGTCAGAATATTATACTTTTGATACTAAGGAAGAAGCGGAGAAGTATTTGATTCCTGGGGCTTATCTGGAGGAAGTTTAAAATGTCTAAGAAGTTATACTTGTATACAAGACCAGAAAGTTCTACTCACTGTCTATATAATGGAGCTGACTTGACTAATATTGTGAAAGATGGTTATTTGATTGACCAAGTTAGAACTAAACTGTTGCAATATGGGAATTCAGGCAAGCCCTTCCCTGCTGTGATTCTTTTTAGTCCTAAATTTAATAGTGATGGGAAGCTAGAAAAAATTAAAGGATATCGTGTCTTAGACAGGTCACTTATCAGTGAAGATATAATCGCAAATTTAAATTCTGTGCTTTAGTATTACCTGTGCTATATATAGAATAAATGATAATTTTACGGATTGTTTTTTGATTGTGGTAGACCCCTAGAAAAGGGGTCTTTTGTTGTTCATTGGGGGACTAATTATATAGAGAAATGTTATAGACGTATAACATAATAAGAAATGAAAGGTGTTTAATGTCATGGCAAACACAGGAGCAGTAGGGCATTTAGCCCTGAACCTCTCTCTTAATGATGTAAACTTTACACGTGATTTAGCACGAGCTAAAGCAGAAATCAGAGATAGTGGTCGAGAATGGAAGAATCTAGCCGAAGAAGCACGACAGGCTGGAGATAAGATGGGTGCCACAGAAGCCAAGTTAAATGGTTTAGGTACTCAATTAAAGCAAGCAAAAGATTTACAATCAGCTCTTAATAATGAATTTCATCAAATGGGCGAACGAACTGTCGAGAACGCTAAAGATTATGATAAAGTTGAAAAGAACTTAAATCGAGTTAATTCTCAAGTGAAGTCTTTCACTAATCAAATAAATGCTTCCGAAGCAGAAATGAAACAGGCTCGTGGTGGTGTTGATGAGTTAACACAATCTGTTAAAAATTCAGAAGGTGTATATAAGGCACAAGTTGAAACCCTTAAATCAGAGGGCAAGGCAATTGAAGCCAACGAACGTGGAATCAAGGGTGCAGAAAACACTCGTAATCAATACGCCAAAGCTATTGTAAAGCAAAAAGGCGTGATTTCCGAATTAATGGAAACCACGGGTAAAAATAGTAAAGTTGTTCAAGAAGAGCAAGCAAAATTGGCAGGTTTACAGAAAAGCTACGAAGGCGCTCGTAAGGACGTTAATGATTATCGTAATGAAAAAGCTAAGTTAGAGTCTAAGCAACTAGCAAACACTGTTACAGAAGAAGCCACAGCTCTTAAACAAGAAGCTAAGGCTCTCGTATCTTCTGGACAGGCAATGGAAAAGAACGGAAACTATATTAATGGTGCCCGTAAACAATCCGAAGGTTATAAGAAAGAAATTTCTGCCCTAGAAGACGCACAAGGTAAGCTTAGTAAGCAAATGGACGTTGTAGCTCGTACGACAGGAAAATCTTCTTCTGCCTATAAGGTGTTGCAAACGTCTGCCGATTCTCTTGGTAAAGAGCTTGTAGACGCACGTTCTAAGTTTGCGCAATTCAACACTGGTATCGAAACCAGTAAAAATAGACTAGCTTCAATGGAAGTATTCATGAAGGCTAGTCAAGATACTTATCGTGCTCAAGCAAAACAATTGCAAGATAGTGGTAATAAGTATAAAGCAATGTCCGTTCAAGTCGAAGGTGCTACTGACGCATTTAATCGTCAAAAGACAATGCTACAAGAACAGGTTTCATTACTCAAAAAGCTTGAAAATTCTGAAACACAATCAACTCAAGAAATTGCAAAACAACGTGCAACTGTTGAGAAGACTAAAACTAGTTTATCAGGCTATCAAAGAGAAGTCAAACAGTCACAATTAGCTGTTGATAAATTAAATCCATTTGGTTATAACAAAATGGCAAAAGGTGCTAATACAATGTATCGTGCTAGTACCACTGCTACTCAAAAGATGAATGCTGGTTTTGCTAGTTTAAAAAGTGGAATCACATCTACTACGGTTGCTATAGCAACAATGGGTGTTGCAAGTCTTAAGGGAGCCAAGATGGCAACTGAACTAGAACATACGCAAAAAGAGAATTTAAACTTAATGCGTACTAGTGGAGAGTCTGCTAAGGAATCTCAACATTCTTATAATCAGATGATTAAAGAGGGTCAAGCATTATCTGTTAAATATGGAGAATCTCAAAAGGGAATTGCCGACGGATATCAGGTATTGATTAAGCGTGGTTATGCAGGTAATCAAGCTCTTGCTGCTCAAGAGAAGCTATTACAAGCTTCCAAGGCTTCTGGAGATAGTTATAACAGTGTTGTTAGTGCTTCTACATCTGCATTGGAACAGTTTAATTTGCGTTCTAGTGATACTGCTACTATGACTAAAAATACCAACAAGGTTGTTAATGAAATGGCTTATGCCGCTGACGCAACTGCTAGCAGTTTCTCTGACTTGGGACAAGGTATGAAGTATACAGGTACCGTTGCTTCCAACGTTGGTTTATCAGTTAGTGAAACATCAGCTGCTTTGGGTGTTCTTTCTAATCGTGGTGTTGAAGCTGGTATGGCTGGTCGAAACATGCAACAGATTTTGAATCGACTAGTTGCCCCCACTAAGCAAGGTATCGACGCTTTGAATCAAATGAATTTATCAACAAAGGATTTTGTTGATAAAAAGGGAGATTTGAAGTCATTGACCGAAGTGTTTGGAATCTTGAACGATAAGACCAAGACTATGGGTGGAGCTGATAAGGCGTCAATTTTCAAAAGTATTTTCGGGGTTGAAGGTCAAAAATCAGCGGCTATCTTGGCTGAAAATAGTCATGAAAAGGGCGAATTAAATAAAGAAATTGAAAAGGCAAGTAAGAACGATTATGTTGGTAACTTGTCTAAGAAGAATATGAAAACTGTTCAGAATCAATTGAAACAATTCAAAGCCGCTGGAGACGCATTGATGATGATGATTGGTAAGGAAATGTTACCAGTCTTAACTAAAATGTCAACTCAAATGGTTAAAACCTTCAACTCTAAAGAAGGTCAAGATGGACTTAAAGCATTAGCTCACGGAGTTGGAACACTTGCCAAAATCATTACTGATATGGTAGTATTTATGGGTAAGCATACAACAACTGTGAAAATTTTTGCAGGTGCGATTGCTTCAATTTGGGCTGTTAAAAAAGCTGGAGACTTTATTAACATGACTAAGGCGGCGACAGAAGCTGTTAAGTCATTGGGATTAATGTCAAAGGTACTTGACTTTTCTGGTCCTTTAGGCAATAGTATTAAGCAAATGAAGATTTTTCAACAGACAACTGCTGGAATTGAAGGTCCAAAAACAGCTAAGGGTAAAGCCCCTGTTGCTGGTCCTGGAGCCATTCAAGCTAGTGGTGGTAAAGGTATGCAAGCTGCTGGAAAACTTTCTGGTGTCTTGTTTAGTAAAGGATTTAGAGTCGCTTCATCAGCTGGTATTGGTGCAGCATTAGCTGTCATTCCAGAATTAATGAGCAAAGATAAAAACATTGACAAAGCTGGAAAATCTGCTGGTGCTTTACTAGGCGCTGGTATTGGAACTGTGCTTGGTGGACCTATTGGAGCCTTGATTGGTGGTCAACTTGGTTCACAACTTGGTGGAGTTGCTTCTAAGAGTTTTTCTAAGAATGTTGATGAAGCAACTATTACAAATGCGTTGAAGAAACCATTTAGGTCATTCTTTGATTGGCAAGACGCACAAGGTAAGGCTTCTGCTTCTAAATTAAAGAAACATTATGAAGACGAATTGAATGGTTTTTCTAAGAAACATTCAAAGCAAAAGGCAATTACTATCAAGATGGCTTCTGATACCAATAGTATGAAGAAGGCAGAAGAAGACACTAAGAGTGCCTATAACAAGATGAATGCCGCTACCACAGATTACTACACGAAACAAAAAGACCGTGGTCTTAAGAGTCTCAAGGACCAAAGAGACCAAGGTGTTATTACCAAGGCAGAGTATGACAAACGTTCTAATGACCTTAAAAAATCGTTAGATAAGCAAGAGAAGGCTAAACATGATTCTCTCAAGAATATGCAGGACGCTGAAAATAACTATCGTAAGCGTTCTACCGATATCGCAGCAGGAAACGATAAAAAGTTACTAGAGTTGGAACAAAAGTATGGTCGAAATAGCAGACAGTACAAAGACGAACAAAAAAAGTTACAAAATGAGAATACTAGAAAGTTCAACACAACTCAACAAGATGAAGCTAAAAAAGCTCATATTAAAAGATTAACTGATGAACAAAAGCATGTTGAAGCTTTAGATGATTTAGCAAAGCAAGCTAGAAACAATAAACATACTCAAAATATCATGGAAAAATCTGAATCACAAAAGATTTTAAATGATGAGTATATGGCAACTGTAAAATCTATTAATGCTACTTATAATAAAAAAGTATCAGCAGCTGAAAAGCAGAAAAATAAAACTATTTCAGACGCTAAGTATCAACGTGATGAACTGGGAACCATTTCTGAATCAGAATATCAAGATATTGTCAAGAAAGCTACCAAGAAGAAAAACGACACTCTTAAAAAAGCAGAAGAGACTAAGAATGGGACTCTTAAAAAGACTAAAAAGCAGTATGAAGAAACTGACTCACTTATTCAAACTGGAAATAAGAAGCAACAGGAAAATTCTAAGAAACACAATAAGAAGACTACTGATGATAACAATAAGGCAATGAAAAAGCGTCTTAAAGATGTTCAAAAGCATTGGAACGACTTAACTAAAAAGGTTTCTAAGAGTATGAGTAATATTGGTAAAGATATTTCTAGTAAATTAGGTAAGATTGGAAAATCTATTTCTGGTGCTTATACGAAAACTAAGAAAGGTCTTGCTAATTTCTTTGGCGGTATGTCTAAGTCAGTAGTTAAGTTTTTCCAAGGTATTTGGAAAAATACTACTAAGTGGTTAGGCAAGTTATTCAATCATTTTGGTTCATGGGTTGGAAAAAATCTCAAGAAAATGAACAGCTTTGCTGGAGATATTATTGACGCTGTTGTTGGAATGTTTAGTTCTCTTTGGCATAATACCACCAAATTCTTCCAGAATATTTGGAATAGCATAACTAATTGGTTTAAGAAGATTTTCAAGTACACTGAGGATTTTGCTAATAGTATTCAGAAAACTTGGAACTCTCTTACTAGCAAAATTGGTAAGTTATGGAATGACATGTGGAAATATGTTGGAAATGTTGCTACCAAAGGTAAGAATACTATTGTGGGAGTTTTCCATAGTGCTAAGAGTGTTCTTACTGGTATCTGGGATTCATTTACTAAAGGACTTGGAGATACTTGGCGCAAGGTTTGGGGAACGATTAAGAACTTAGGTGTTGACGGTATGAATGCTATTATTGGAGTATTCAATGCTGGTAGTAAGGTTATCAATGGTATTGTTGAAAAGTTTGGTGGTAAGCAAGTTATCAAGCCTGCTAAAAAACTAAGCAAGAAGAACTATGCTCAAGGTACTGGAGATGGTGCTGAACGTGGTCTAGCCATGGTTAATGATGGGAACGGAGAAGAGGTTGTTATTAACAATCGTGGGGAAGCGTTTATTCCTCAAGGTGTAAACCGTCTTATGTACATGGAGGGTGGCGAAACAGTTATCCCTCATGAACGTGCTCGTCAACTTTTCGGAAATCAAGTTAAGCAATTGGCTGGTGGAGAATTATCTGGACCTCAACATTATGCTAAAGGTATCGGTTCTTGGTTTAAATCAAGTAAGGATTTCTTAGGAGACCTTGGAGATTCAATCGGAGATGCCGTTAAGCAAGCTACTGGTAAAGCTAAGAGCTTCTTAGGAATCTTATCTAACCCCTTAGATTTTGCTAAGAAGCAAATTTTCGACCCTCGTGATTCTAAAATGTCTAGTTTGAATGGTAGTGCATTTAAGACTGCTGGTGGAGCCATGGGCGATACTGGTACCAATCAGCAAGATAAGTGGTGGGGTACATTGTGGTCAATGTTGAAGAATGCAGCAGCAGGCGGCTCATCATCTGGTGGAGAAGGAGACGACTACAATCCTAAATGGAAGTCTATGGGTAAGGACGATACCACAGACCCTTGGGGATATTACATTCGTGAATGTGTGTCTTTCGTTGCTAACCGTTTGAGTAATCTAGGTGTTGATTCTTCATTGTTCAGCCAGTTAGGAGATGGAAGACAATGGGTTTCGGCTAGTGTTCCTCATAGAAGCAAGCCAAAGGCTGGAGATGTTGCTGTTTATGGACCTGGCTCAAAGTTTGGTAATCACGTTGCCATTGTTACTAGTACCAATGGAGATGGATATTCAGAAGAGGGTTATAATTTTGGAAATCCACCTAATGGTAAGTATTACAAAATGCCTGGTCTTAAAAATTCTGACGCCACTACATTCCTTGATTTTGGCCCTAAGACCCACAAGGGTGGTAGTGATTCAGATGATGACAAGAAGAGTTCAGACCCACTACAAAAACTTATTCGTTCACAAGTGGGCGGAATGTTTGATTGGGTGGAAAAGACTGTCGGAGACCTTCTAGGAGGTCCTGAAAATGATAACCAAGCTGGTGGTGGTGTTGAACGTTGGCGTGGAACTGTTAAGAGAGTATTACGTGAATTAGGATTGTCTACTTCAAATAGTATGACTTCTCGTGTATTGCGTCAAATTAATACTGAATCAACTGGTAATCCTAAGGCTAAGCAATCTGGAGCAGACCCAGATGGAGATGGTTCAGGACCAGCTATTGGACTTATGCAAACAAAGCGTCGTACTTTTGCCCAGTATGCTAAGCGTGGACACAGAAATATCTATAATGGATATGATAGTATCTATGCTGGATTGAATTACGCCAAAACTACCTATGGTAGTGACCTAGGATTCCTAGGAAATGGTCATGGTTATGAAAATGGCGGATTCATTAATGGTCATCAGATTGCTGAATTGGGCGAAAAGGGATTAAGAGAAGCTGTGGTTCCGCTTGATATTACTAAGCGTGACCGTGCTATCCCTATCCTACACCAAATCCTACAAGGGTTTGGAGCAGAAAGCAAATCTAATTCTGGTGTTCCAGAAATTCAACCACTACCATCTATGCCCAATAATGGTAGTTCATCTAATATCGAAAAGAAATTAGATGATGTGTTAGACGCCATTCAACAACTTACTGTTGCTGTTCAACAGAGCTTTACTCAACAGCGTGCATATGAAGCTGTATCACGTGAGACAAATGCTCGTAGTCAACAACAAAAAGTTATGCGTGGAACATTATAAGTTTAGAGAGTTGTCTTAATTGACAGCTCTTTTTCTTTGTGGTAAACTAATTATATAGAATACATTTTAAAAAGGAGGAATTTATATGGTCGACCCAGATACAATGGAAACGGCTGATGGATTTAATGTTCCTGTTAAGATTACAGAACAGAACAATAATATTGTAGAAGACCCACCAGCGTTTAATGACATTACAATTCCGTATGAAGATGACAGAAAGATTGACAATTTAGCAGACACATACCTAGACGTTGAGACTATGGACAATGTACCCGTTGAAACGGAAATTCCAGTTGGACCTAATACAATTCCGTATGACTCTAAAAAGTCAACTGATATTGTAGAAGCTGGAACTGATGCAGATATTTCTGTTAAGGTTATTGCAGAAGACACACCAGAAGTTGTAACCGAAGTAGACTTAACAGATTTAGGACTATCTCAATTTCAACCAGTGAGTTATTATATTGATGATAATGGAACGCAACAGTTTTTAAATTCCGACAACACGCCATTTAATGAAGATACGACAATCACGGCTGATGTTGAACCAGCTTATGTTCCGCCAACACTAGAAGAAGAAAGAGGTGCAAGGTAAAATGGCAACAAATTTAATTATCACGCCTGATAAAATTAACTCACTTAATATGCCACACCTTATGGGTGGAAATGCCACTGTTAGTTCATCAGGTGGAACTACTTTTGATAACAATACCATTCATATTAATGGTGCTAAATCAGTAGACGGAAATGGTAAAATTATTTATTATTTGAGTGATTATACAAAAAATACAAAGTATTTAGACCCTACTGTAGAATACCTTATGACTGTGGATATGTATATGCCTGATATTCCAACTAATAGAGACCTTAGAAATAATAAGGTTCAATTAGTAGATAAAACAGGAACAGTATTGCAAAATATAGATATGGCTCAATACGATTTGAATCAGTGGTTTACTGTATCAATGAGATTTAAGCCGAACCAAGGAACCACTACTATTGCCTATGAAATTAATGGAGAAGCGTATATTGGTCATCAGACCTTAGAAGCTTACAATCCATTAGATATGTTAGCAGGTAAGGACTTGATTTATAATGATGGAGAACCAGCTCACGTGTGGGGAACTTCATTCACTCATAGAAATCTGATTCAAAATCCAACATGGAATAATGGTGGTCTTGGTTGGAACATCAACATGCCTTATTTACGTAATAGTCGTGGACAGTTTAATGAGATTCGCAATTCTAATTTTGAAAATCTAACCAAGGGCGACCCTCAAATGATTACAAATTGGGGTAAAGCACCTAATTATATTTTGTTACAAGATTCTTATCAACAATCTCAAGCTGTTTTAACAAAGAAATTAACACCAATTACTTCAATTAAGGCTTTGAAAGACCAATTTGGATATTTCGCTGTGCAAATCAAGTCTCCAGAGAACCCAATGGCTGTTACTATGACAGTTAATATTGTTAATGGACCACAAAGTTCACAAGATGTCAAGCAATTAGCTAGTCAAACATTTAATATTAGAAAGCCTGGAGAGTGGAATCGACTTAGAATTGATTACAAACTTCCTCAAGATGGGTACGTTAATGTTGTTGTTACAGCAGTTGATATGAACGGAGAGTGCAGTTTTGTTGCTAGTCAACCATTCTTAGTTAAGCGTGATGTAACGCCATGGGTTGAGGATAACGGAGATGATGAATATCGTCCCAATATTTACTACCCAACGAAGGAAACTCGTAACTTGCCTGAATGGAAATTTAATTCGGACAATCGTAAGGGTACCATGCGTATTAATACAATGAGTGATAAATATGATATTACCCATAACGTATCTAGTCCAGAAATTATTTTTAATCCTAATCAACCTATTAGTCTAGGTGTTACAATACAAAATTTAGCGGACAATCGTCCCGATAACGATAGATATTCAGCCCGATTATATTTCTGGTATTATCTGTTAGATGAGAATCATAAGAAGATTGACCAAGTTTTGATGGTTTCTACTCACAATAACATGAAACCAGGGGAGACACGTACTTTTAACGTTGTAACACCTAATGTACAAGCTTTGAACAAGGTTGATACACGAAAGGTTAAGTATCTACAATTATTCGTTAGAGCAGCTTATAAGGGCGCATGGGAAGTGTCTAATATTGGAATGTATCAAAGTACCAGTTCAGTAAATGGAACTGTGATGTTTAATTCACAAAGTGAGACAACTCAAATTGCACCTATTGATAAGACATTACCAACAGCATTTTTACCTATGCCTAGTGGATTGGTTTGGGGTAAGCAAACACCTTTGACAAGTAATCGTGAATATCGTTGGCAATCGTTTGTTTGGAGTCAAACTGGTAAGGGTACGGTTACTTTTAAAATTGAAGATGAGGCTGGTAAACCTAGAGTAGACCCTGTCACGATTAACTTGACAGATACACCTCAACTGATTAAAATGGACTTTACCAATAGAAATCTTAGTCAGGTTTGGAATATGAAAGTAGAGTTCAGTCCAGAAGCAGAAATTGGTTATATGAAGAATATGAACTTATTCTTGAATTTACCCGTTGATGTTAATGGTCATACAGAAGATGAGTTTAATCAACAAGAGATTAATGACGCTAAGTTTAAGAGGTTAACACCTGATGATTTAGTTATTGGACGTAATTACTTTACTGGGGCTCAAGGTGTTTCGTTTTCTGATTTAGGAGTGCATGTTGGTCGTGTTAAGAAGAATATTGCACCTGAAATCACTAATCAAATGCAACAGGCAACTGGTAGATATGGAACAGTATATCAAGGAACATCTTATGGAACTAAGACATTCCAAATTCCGATTACCATGATGGCTTACACTAGTCAAGAGTATAATGACCGATTGCGTGCACTAAGTGCTGCTCTAATCCACCCACATGAGAATCTTGAAACGACAATCATTTTTGGAGATGACCCTGATATTTATTACATTGGTCATTTTACAAGTTTGGGAGAATTAACTTATGGTGGAGAACAAGCTTGGGCTGGAGAGGCGACATTGAGCTTTGAGTTGTCTGACCCTCGTGGCTTCCGCTATGGTAAACCTGAACAAGTAAAACTAGAGGGTGGAAAAGCCACGTTTGTTCCTCTGGGAACTGGTTATTCAGACCCAATTATTTCCATTAAACTTGGTAAAGATTCTAAGTCTTACACTCAATTTGGATATAAGAATCAAGAGGGTAAAGGTGTTGTCGCTGGTCATGTACAAACTGCTACTAATATTTTCGACTCACGTCCCAATGTATGGACGACTGAAATGAAAACAATTGATGAATGGGCACCTGTTCCTCGTAATATTGGAACAACTCCAGCAGAAAACAATAACAACTTGAGTTTTAAACCTGCACGTAATTTAATTCTAAGTGACGCAAAATTTAGAGTTGGAGATAGAAAAGAAAATATTACTAATCGGCTCTGGGAAGCGGGTCCTGAACACTTGTTTGCACAAAACAGTTGGGGAGAACCTGACCAATTAGCTCGTACAAAGTTGAATCAGTGGATTGGTGGAGTATACGTTTCTAAACAACATTTTACCCCCGCCTTGAAAGACGGAGATAATTGGGAAATGAGTATGCGTGTCCACAACAGTCGTAAGTATTCTCGGGCTAATCAAGCAATTGATATTTATCTATTGGACAAGAGTGGTCAGCGTAGAGCTCGTCTTGGTATTAGTAATAATAGTGGAAAACCTAGTTTTGCTGTTGTTCGTTTTGGTAAAGATGATCGGGACGAAGAGAAGGCGTTAAAGACAGGTCTTGGAACTAAGTCAGTGGAAACACGTAAGGAAGATATTAAAAACTATCCTGATGTTAAGGTTCCGATTAATCGCTATGAATCAATCAATGGTTATATCGCTGACAAGCAAGTCATCAATACAGTTGAAAAGCAACGTTGGGCCAATAATAACAAAATGCGTGAAACAAAGCAAACAATCACAATTACCAATGTGTTCAATCGTGACAAAAATAAGATGGAACGTCATGAAGCTTACAGTCCTAAGACCGTGACAGAATACACGAATAATACTAGGGGGCCTAACAATCGTTATGGTTATGTACGTTCTTGGAAGCGTACACCGAATAAGAAGTATAACAGATGGCAAGGAACCTCTTGGGTTGTTGGTCAACCACAAATGTGGAAGAAGGGCGAACGTCATCGTAAGTATGATGTTGACACTGAACAATTGAACCCTGGTAATTATCAATCTAACAATAGTATTAAGCAAAAGTGGTATTGGTTGTATAAGCATTTTGATATTACAGAGTATAATTATTCAACCAATGGTAAAACCATTAAGAAGAAGAGAGATTTGACATATCATGACGGTGTGTTGGATAATATGAATGTAAGTTCTGAAACAACTTATGGAAGCAATCGTGAACTAGCTAATGCTGTTCCGAATGGCGAAAAGTCATATAACGACCCACGTGAGTATGGTTCTCTTGATGATGGATATTTCTTGTTGACAGTTGGACATGATGACCTTGGATTTTATTATAAGGTATCTAAACTTGATTCAAAGGGAGATGATACTAATAAGCCTTTACTACCTAAGACCTATGATAAGCGACCATCTCTTCATAGTGGATATGAGTTTGTTCCTGATCAAGTGGCAATTAGTTACACTAAGAAGATGATTGAAGAAGACGCAAATCGCAAGAATACTAAGACTGATGATGGTAAGTTAGAATATGAACAGACTCAACCTTATAGTGACCACTTAATGTCAATTGACATGATGAGTCTTCACAAGTTAGTCAACCCCCCAGAGGGTGCCGATTTAATTTCATTAAAGTCTGGAGATGAAGCTATCTTTACGACAGCTGACGACAGATTAACGATTAATGGAAAAGATAAGAATGGTTTAGTTCAATTACCTACTTACTTCCCACAGCTACATGGTGGAGAAACAACAACAATTTCAACCTTAGAGAAGATGGACAATGCTGATGTAACAGTCACGTACGTTCCAACCTATCTATAAATAACTAACACTCTTTCGGGGGTGTTTTTTATTTTGAGAACTAATTATATAGAGACTTGCACATGTATAATAAGTGTGCTATAATAAATATATTAAATAATAAAAGAAAGGGAAATACTCAATGGTAAAAGAACAAAACAATGCCTACTACGTATTAAATCCAGCTTTGGAAATGCGTGGAATGTTATCTAACACCACCTCAAGTGATTTGGGATTTTATGGCGACACAATCAGTCAAGGGATTGTTGGTGCACAAGATGTACTTGCAGGACTTAAGACTGAACAAACGAATGCCAATCTAAATCTTGATGTTGATGGGAATAACAAGGAGTGGACACATTCACTTTCAGGATTAAGTTTTAATGATATTGGAATTGGGTCTGAAATTAAAGAAGGTTACTATCTTGCATATTATGATAATGGTAATGATAAATATTATCTAATGCGGATTAACAACCTAGTTTTGGAAACTCAAGCAACTGGTATACACACAAAGACTGCCTCGGGTGTTAATGCTTTCATTGATGAAGCTTCTCGAATTAAATTGAGAGCAAAAAGTTTTACTTATGATGGAATGCCTAATGCTGACAAAGCACCTACAACAAAGGGAACTGCCGCCAACATCTTACAATATGCACTAACTAGTCTAGGTTGGAATATTGTGATTACTGGAGAATTTGATTCCTTTGATTATGAAATTTCAGAAGGGGCTTCTGCTCAATCTGTTATTCAAGATATTATACCATTATTTGATGCTGATGTTGATGCCTATGTAAATCTTACAGAAGGTAAGCCAGGTGGTCAACAAGTATTCACTCAAGGAAATACCTTTAAGAAGATTTTCAATTTCTCATCTCACATTGGACGTGAAACTGGAGACATTATTCGATACGGTAAAAACCTTGGTGGGATTCATAAAACGTCAGCTAGTGATATGTTATATACAAAGATTTATGTAACTGGTAAAGATGGAATTACATTTGCAAGTATTAATAATGGTAAAGATTACATTGTTGACGATGACGCTAACAAGAAGTATAATCCATTAGGTGCAACTGGTAATCCTACAACATATTATGAAGGTCAGATTGCTAATACAGGAATTACAGACCCTCAAAAATTATTGTCATGGGGTTATGCACAACTTAAACTTTTGAACCATGGTAGATTCATTTATACTGTGGATACTTTATCTGATACAGTTGGTATTGGAGATGGCGTTCGGATTCAAGATGATGTTTCTAGTGAACCTATCTATCTTTCTGCTCGTGTTGTACAAAAGACAATTTCTTTAGCTAATCCTACTCAAAATTCATTTATGGTTGGAGAGTTTGGGGCTATTAAAACCATTGACCCCAATAAGGAATTTAGTGCTGATTGGTCTGTTAAAATTAACAATATCAAGAATATGGTAAAGGAGGCACAATCTACTGCTGAAGAAGCAAATGTTAAGGCAGAAACTGCAGATGCTAAAGCAACCCAGAGTCTTGCTCAAATTGGAGAAGTTAAAGCTAGTGTAGAGAAGAATTTACAGATAGCGAAAGACTTTGCCAAGAAGTTAGATGATGAGACTAGAGGAATAGTTAAAGATTTCCAAGCTCAATCTGGAATTAATATAGCAGACACATTGAAGCAAATTTCAGAAGCCAATACCAGAATTGATAAGAGTGAAGCTATCATCTCTGATTTACGAACGAATACTCAAAAGAGTATTCAAGACGCTCGTAATGATATTGCTGATATTCGTAGCAATATGAACTCTTTGGGTCAGGTTAACCAGTTCTTCAATTCAGAATTTAATCCTGATTTAGCTAATTGGAAGAGTGACGCCGGTCGTGCTTATATTATTAATAAGTATAATGGTTCGATGACTTTAGATGGTTATAATAACATTAATTTGGTTACT